CAATAGTGGAATCTCGCCAATTATCTTTTCCTAATACTTTTTCTTCATTGAATAAATTACTTATTTTTTGATAAGAGTACCCATTATAATATAAATCAAATATTCTAACTACAACATCTTTAGTAGAATAATCTATTACCAATCTTTTATCTTCGTGCTTATAGCCTAATGGGGCAATGTGAGGAATATGACCACATTTAATTGCACCTGCTAAGCCTACTTTAGTTCTTTCACTTGTTCTTTCAATTTCATTTTGACTAACACTCATTAATAATCTTGAAATCATTTTGCCGTTGGCACTTGTTGTATTTATTTCATCATTTACACAATCTAAATAGGCATTGTTTTCATCTAAAAAAGTCATTAAATTTTCCCAATCATAAATACTTCTAGTTATTCTATCTAGTTTTAAAGCAACTATTGTGTTTATCTTTTTAGCCTTAATATCATCTTTTAATCTTTCAAATTCTGGTCTATGATTACCAGTTTTAGCACTAATTCCTGCATCTTCGTAATAATCTATTATTTCATAGCCTCTAAATTTACAAAAAGACTCTAATCTTTCTCTTTGTTCTGGAAGACTAAAACCGTTCTCTTGCTTGGTCTTCGGTTGATACTCTCATATACAACCCACATTTTTTCTTTTCATCTTTCAATTTGCATAACCTCCTAACTTCAAAAAAAGAGACATCAAAGTACACACGAGTACTAATGACATCTCTTAAATCCGTTTATCACAAAATAAAATAAAATACAATATAATTGTAATATAATATAATTTTTTCAAAGTACTCGTAAATCTATATTTGCTATTGCCCAAGAAAATATAGATAGTTAATTGCCTATATTATATCACGATTTAAAGAAATGTCAATTTTTTACAAATTATATGTTTTTCAAATATGTTTCTAGGTCTGATATTTTTATCTTTTTAGATAGATTAGAAATATAAACATCATTTGAATAATTAAAAACTAAAAATGTAATATTTTTAATAATTACTCTATGTGGTTCAATGTATGAAATATTAGTCTTCTCAATTTTTCTAATACTACCATTGATAAAAGTAGGAGTAACCTTAGAAAGCTCACATATAAACTCCAATCTTTGTTTTAGACATTCCTCAAATTCTAGGTCTTGCTTAATTATCTTCATTTTTTGCACCATCCTTTCATTGTAGTTTTAGGATGATTTTTTGCAAAAGAAAAAATCAACCATTTTACTGATTGATTTTCATATCTATCTGTTCTGTTAGTTCGAACAGATACGTCATTGGTGCGGATGAAGGGACTCGAACCCCCACGTCGTTGACACTGGTTCCTAAGAGCTATCGTGGATAAATTTATACTTTTTACATATTCTTATATTTTTTTATATTTTCTTATAAGATGCCATTTAAAGCCTTTTACGGCTAATATTTAAAATATCATTTTATGCATTTTCCCTTCGTTTTTTATAACTTTTCTTTGGCGTTGCATTAAAAATTGCATTAAAATTTAGTGTCTAAAATGCCTAGTAAATATAATTTTATTGTTAAATTTTTATTTAAAAAGATAGTATTTATTTCTTCTTGAGTAAACAATTTTTTATTTTCTATTATTCTTCCTTCGACAATTTTCTTCATTTTCCTTACTTCGTCTTCTACTACATTCATTATTACAAATCTCCTTTAATTTATTTTTTAGAGCTCTGATGTATAAATATAATGAATTAGGTTGCATTTGGGCAACTTTTTATGAAATGCTGTTTTTCTTTTACAAAAATAAAAACGACACTATTAAAGTGTCATTTTACTATTTTGTATAATTCTTCTATGTCTACTTTTAATGCTTTAGCTATCATTATCATTGTTGACAATTTTGGGGCTCTTTCTTGCCTTTCTATTTTACTTAAATGTCCTTTGCTAATGCCAGATAGTTCTGCTAAAGTTTCTAATGTCATATTCTGTTTTAATCTTATTTCTCTAACCAGAATTTCTATTTTCATAAAACCACCAATTTTAATATGCCCAATTTATTTTCTTTTATGAAACTATATTTTTCTAATTAATTCTTTAAAACTGTATGCATCTTTATGACATGCTATTGTAAACGCACTAAACAAGCAATTATTATGAGCATATTCATCCCATTCTTCCCTTGTAATTTTCTTATTTTTTCTTACATATTCTTTTAATTCTTTTAAGCTTTTTTTATAATAATTGATCATAAAAACACCTCAATGTTAGCATCTACATTTTTAATATTTTTTATGCAAAAGTAAAAGAAGCCTTTTAGACTTCTTTTGCTTTCTTTATTACTTTGCTAAATCTTTTCGTTCTTGACATTACTTTCATACTTTCTGCTGATAGTATTAAAAAGTATTTTAATAACTTTCTGTATTCTTTTTCACTTTTTATATTTAATACTTTAATCATTTGTAGAGATTGTGTATATGCTTCTTTCATATTCATCCCCCTTTACTATTATAACATATTATGTTAAATTGTTGTGTCGAAAGTAGTCGAAAATCTATTTTTATGTTTATCACTTCAAAACATTTATTATCTTATTTTTTACTAGAAACTAGCCAAAAAGTGACGTCTCAAAATCGTTTTTAAGCCCTTTTTATTTTTTAGTCAAGTACTTATATGCCTTGATTTTAAGCCATTTTTCATATTTTTAAATTTTTTCTAAAAAAGCATTGACAATACGTAACGTATAGTATATAATTAATTTAGATTTTAAGAAAGGAGGATTATTTATATTATGAGTATGACACCTAAGGAATTGGTAAGGCTTTTGAAAAGAAATCGGTTGGTATGAAGTTAAGCAAGAAGGTTCACACTTAAGGTTAAGAAAAGAACGGTTACATAGATGTAATTATTCCAATGCATAATAGAGATTTACCAAAAGGCTTATTAAAAAAACTATTGAAACAGGCGGGACTTGAATAAGTCCTACCTGAATGTGCATACTATAATATAAAGAGGTGTAATTATGAAAAAACAAATATTATTAACTTACCCTGCTATTTTTACTTTGGAAGATAATGAATACTGGGTTGAATTTGTTGACTTAAAAGGTTGTTTTAGTGACGGAAAAACTTTAGCAGAAGCCATGGAAAATGCCAAGGAAGCTATGGGATTATTCTTAGAAGATTTGAATGAATACCCAGAATGTACTACAAATATTAAATCATTAAAATTAGAGGAAAATCAAATTGTATCTTTCGTTTCTGTTGATTTAGAAGAACACAAGAGAAAATACGAAAATAAATCTGTTAAAAAAACTTTATCTATTCCTGCTTGGTTAAATACCATAGCTGAAAAAGAAAATGTTAACTTTTCTCAAATACTACAAAAAGCATTAATAGATACTTTAAATGTTGACAAAACAAGAAAATAATATTATAATAGTATAAATAATATAAATAATCCTATACGGAAATGAAAAGGAAATAGTTATTACCAACAACTATTTCTTTTTTTATATTAAAAAAGCTAGACTAGAAATTAATCTAATCTAGCTCTAAATATCTATCTTATTTTTGTACAATAATCTAAACAAATATAACCACTTGGAGTTAATCCCCAGTTTCCTATTACTTTTGTAACTGTACATTTCACTCCTCTTACATATCCACCTTGATTTCTTGCACTTCTTGTTAATTCCTTTAATGGTTTAATTCTATATTTTGTACTTGGTCCTGTCCTTACATTTAATTTACTACAATTAACCTTATATGTACCTGTTGTATATTTTTGAATTGTTGCATTTTTTGCAGCTGCTGTATATCTGCTTGTATAAACTAATGAAATCCAACCTTTATCTGTTTTTCCCCAGCCATTACTTTCTGCTAATATTGTTACTATAAAATTTTTAGTATAACCACCAACTCTATTATAATTCACACTTGCTCCAGCTCTTATATTTAAACCACCATTTGCTATAATTTTAACTTGGTAATTTATACTAGACACTGTAGATGAATTATCATTTATTATAACAGGCGTAGTTGTGTTTTCTTTTATCTGTATTCTATCATTTTTAAAGCAGAAGAATTTTTGGTAATTTGCATATTCTCTAAAATTATCTATTGACACATATACTGTATTTCCGCTTACTGTTGCCAATCCCCTTCTACTTGAAACTTCAAATTTTCCATTATACAAATATGGATCATATATTTTTATGTAATTGCCTTCTATTCCTGTTAGAACTATAAAATGTCCACCATATGTAAATAATCCCTGATTACAACTTGCTATTATATAATTGTTATCTTTTAATTTTGAAATCACATCATCTAATTTATAGCATTCACTATAACCTATATCAAATACATCTGCTGTCCATTTAAATGCACTCCAATATGTACCTTGATTTGCACTTCTATAACCATATTTTACATATAAGTCTGCCATTTTAGCTGGAGTTATTGTTCCTTTTATACTTGACACAACCATTGCTGCACTTGTAGGTCCACAACCACTTGTGCCTATTGTTTGTGTGCTATCTCCTACACTAGAATACATTTTACTTTTCCATCTATTATCTATTTGTGAGAAATATGTTAGTCCAGCATAATCTTCTAATTGTATATATGGTGTTTTTTCTGCACCTTCATATGCAACTTGTCCTTGCTCTTTAAATGCTTCATTTTCTGTTGTTTCTTGTACTTCTAGTATTTGTTCATCTTCTGCAGTTAAACTTAATATTTCTGTTGTACTTTCATTTGTTGCAATGTCTACTATTGTATCTGTCATTTTTTCTACTACATCTTTTTGTAATTCTTTATCATCGCTAAAAGCAAATACAACAAACAATATAATGCACATTAATATTGATGATACTATTATTTTAAATTTTTTCATTATCTTCCCCTCCTATACAAATTTACTTAATCCTAAGATAAACGCTATTGCTGTTAATATAATTCCAACAAAAAAAGAAACTACTTTGCTTTTTATTTGCTTTTTAGTTTCTTCATATTCTTTTGCTGGTTTTTCTTCAATTATTTTTAGGCGTTCATTCATTTTGTTTTGGTCTTCTCTCATTGCCTTCATTTCTGTTGCTATTTCTCGCACACTTAGCGTTAAATCATATATGTTTTCAACTTTATTTTCAATACTATCTAATCTTTTAGAATTTGATTTTGAACGTTGCTCATTTTCTACTAATCTTTCAACAACTTTTGTATCTTGCATTTTCTTCCTCCTTCCGAGAAATTTACATTTTTAGTTTAATGGAATTGATAATATTCCAGTTAACCAATAAGCATTTCCATTAATAATACGAACAGTAACATTGCCATCAGCTACCTGTAAAAAGCCTTGTGATGTTTCTGTTCCAAAGGCTCCTGCTCTTATATAATTTTTTCCTTTCAAAAGAGTTTTTAAATCATATCCTGTAATATTAGGTAAGCTACCTATAGTTACTTCCTTATCTGCTACAGCAAAATACCCTGTAGACTTGCTTACTGAAACTCTAACAAATAGTACTCCATTTATTATTCTTGCTTGTATACCATTTCCATATTGAAATCCACCATTAGAAGAAAGTATTATTCCAGTATTTAAAGTTCCATTAATCCACCCAGTATCTTCGTTCTCTATTTGTTCTTTTAAATTGTTTATTTCTTTTTTTACATCTTTTATTTGAGGTATCATATTAACACCTCTTTTCTTTTTATAAAACTATAAGTGTGTGTGTGTGTGTGTGTGTGTGTGTGTGTGTACAGCCCCAAGGCTTACATGGTTTATTTTAGTCATATATTTTTCTCCTTTATATTTAATTTGCTATAAATGTGCAATTTAAGTTGTACCAAGCAGAAGTATATGTATTATCTGAAACCCATTCTAGCATAATTCCTCCAGCCGGAGTTATTATCCACCTGCAATATCTAACCCCAGAGCAAAATCCCTCAAAATATATTTGGGTTGCCGGTCTATACCCTTCTGGAAGTTGTGCTATTGTTGTTCCTGCCTTAGTAATTCCTGACACTCCTCCTACAATTGTAACAATTCCATTTTCTTTCTTATAAATAGCTTTTTTAGCAATCCCATCAACTGTTATTCCTGTGGCCAATGGTAAATCTTTCCACTTTTCAATTTTGTATTGTGTACCTGAAGGTAAAGAATCTAAAATTTCACCATTGCCAAATATTATATCTGAATTAAATCTTTGTGCTGATATTATTTGAACATTAGGAGTACGTGAACCACCTGGCAATTTAAAACAAACAGAAAATATACAATTGCTTTCTACTATTATAATATTATCTGAAATGTCAACTCCTTCTGGGTTTAATTGGTTTATTCTTTTAAATTTAACTTTAAAATTGGTAGAATCTTGTCTATTAATTTGCAAACTATATATATCATCAAAATCATACTGTTGAGTTGATGTAATTTTAAAAATTATCGTAGCCGTCTTAAATACAGTTTTCATATTTACATCAAATAATTTAATATATTTATTTGTATACCCTGAAGAAGTATATAAAATATTTTTTCCATCTGGAAAATCTATTTTGTTTTCAATTTTCTTAATTAAATTTTTAAGTGTTAGCATTATATTCCCCCCTTACTACTAATGTTAAAATATCTCCTGTTTCTAACTGCCAATCTGTTGTTGTCTTTATTTTATTGCTTATACTATCTGCATCTCCTATTTCTCTATAATGTCCATCTGTTCCAGCATCATCACTACTTAATGCTAGTCTTTCGGTGTCTAAGTATACATCTAATACTTCTTGTCCAACTTGATAATAACAAGGTAATGTTACTTCTGTTCCTGCATTTATATTAGATGTTATTTTTAGTTGGTAAATGTGTTGTGTTATACTTATTATTTTATTTCTTACTTCTGTATCATCATATGTTGCACCAGGTTCACCCTTTTCCCCTTGTATTCCTTGTTCTCCTTTTTCACCTTGCTCTCCTCTAGGTAATATCAAATTTAAAATTTGATTTGGAGCTTCTCCTGTTATAGTCGCAGATGCTTCATCGCCTTCCTCAACTATACCTATCTGCAAACAATTTGCTGGCCCAGTTTCTCCTTTTTCCCCAACATCGCCTTTAATTAGTGGAATATTCGATACTCCATCTATATGAATAACTTCAATTTCATTGGTAGACAAATCAGTAATCTGATTAACTTCTTGCTCTACATTATCAAGATCATTAATTTCTATAGACATTATTCATCCCTCCTATGAGTTATCTCTTCAGTTAATGTTATAGTTCCAAATCCAAGTGTTTTAACATAATCACCTGATTTCAGCTCTATATCGTATTGATAAGTTCCGTATGGCATATCAGATGTATCTTCCGAATTTAATGTAAAATAAAAATACCCATTACTATATTCAATATTATCTGGGTATTTTTTATGTATAATTGATTTTAAACTATTTGCACTAGATTTTACAGTAAAATAAATATTATCTTCTGGAGATGGTTCAATTTCTTTACCTAATCCATTTTTTAGTTGAAACTTTAAAACTTGTGTATCTCCTCTTGTAAATTCTAAATCCATGTTATTCCTCCTTCTATTTTAAAAATCCATAAACATTTATCATAGCTCTTACATAACCAGTTCTTGCAGCTCTATTTTTGTCATAATCATCCCATTCAATGTTTTCAGTTGGAACAGCATCAGAAGTTCTTAATTGGAATAATGTTCCCTGACCTGATGTTAAAAAATTTCCAATATTATTACTTATATATGTATTTAATTTTCCTTCTTCACCTGTACAATTAATTGCATTGGTATTATTGGTTATCAATCTATAATCATAATTTTCAGATGCGATTTCCACATTAAATGGTGTTACATTTCCCGTTAATAACTTTTCGTAAAATAAATTAACATTTCTTGAGTAACCCACTTGTTTATCTTTTTTATAACTATAATTAATTGGGTGTAATTGTAGTACCAAGTATGCACTTGTTACTACAAAATTAGAAGGAATAAATACTCCTATATTTATATATTTATAAGTTGATTGGCTAGGAGTAAATATGCTATAGCCTATTTCTTTCCAATCCATAGAAGAAAATGATAAATTTGATAAAACTCCTCCATTACCTATTATTGTTGTTCCATCATGCAATTCAATACCTTCTTTTCCTATGTTTACAACTTCTTCCCCATTAGCTGATAAAACTTGGAGAGAACCATTTGTATTGTTCTCTCCCCCTAATTTTAAAGTTCCACCTTTAATTCTATTGGCACTTAGCGTACCTGCAGTTATAAAATCAGCATTTATAATTCCATTTAAACTAATAATTGTTTGATACTCTCCATTTATTCCATTATTAGAAATATCTAATGCATTTTTCCCAATTCTTAATACAGTTTTTGCCTCTTCTAAAACATTTGTATCAGCAATATACATGATACCATCTTTCTTAACAACATAACCACTGTTTTGTTCGATAATTTCTTTTACAATTTTCTGTATATTTTCCCACATTGAATCTAATTTATACTTTTTTATTAATTGCTCTATAGTTTGAGGCAACATACCATCTTGCCTACTTGTCTTTGTTGGTTTTATACTAAATTCCATCAATTTCCTCCAAATAAAAACACCTATGTTTTACATAAGCGCTTTTTTATAATTTTTTTTATTAAAACAGTTCTATATTTCCATTGTAAAAAATTACAAGGCATAAAAATATTAATATATAGTTTGTAATAATCACATAATTATCGAAATAGCAAGTAGAATTTGAATCTTCATTTCCTATTATTTTATATAAAATAGCCATGATTAACATTGAAGCAACAGTCCATATTGCAGTAAGTGGTATTGCAAATAATAATCTTCCTATTATATCTTCTAAAAATACTGTCATAAAAAAACCTCCTATAATTAAATTATATCATCTATATATTGGTTATTTTGTCGAAATTTGTCATGATATATTTTATTTTACATATTTTGTTATTGGAATCCTAGAATATGTTTGTATATATCCATCTTTATTTATTTTAAAACCGATATTTTTTAATAAACTTGTCTTATCTTCTATTGATAATTTTTGTTTATTTACAAAATTAACAACATCATTGTCATAATCACTTATTCCTTCTATTCTGCATATTATTTTTTTATAATCATCCGATAATTTTGATTCTGATATATTATTAAGATAATTATAAACTTTTTTACTTTTAGATCCCTTTATGCTTTCGCCATCCTCATCTTTATCACTAACAAACTCCTGAGATTTATATTTTAAATATTCTGTTATAGGAAAATCTATCTTTTCTAAATCTAAATATTTTTTATCTCTTGAATTAATTGCTGTTTTATATATTATTGATTTCGTAGTATCACTATAATCAGCATTAGCCAATATCTCTTCTTTCTCTTTGTCTTTAGATATCCCCTCAGTTTTGGCAATATAACTTAAATAATCGCTTTGCTCTCCACCATGTTTTTTTAAATCTTCTAAGGTATTATATAAAGTTGAAGTTTTAACTTCCTTATTAACAGTCTTAGCATAATTAACTTTATTTTTTTCTTTAACATATGTATATATATTTTCTATTGCTTTTTGTTTTTGATTATCTGTTAATTTTTGATATTGTTTTGTTGAAATTAAGTTGTTAATTAAATTATATGAATTTTTTCCATAATCAGTTTTATATTTAGAATATTCTTCACTTGTCATCCTGTATGTTGTTCCATCTATTTTAAATGTTTTGTCTATTGAGCTAACTGGTAGAATAGACTTTTCACCGTTCTTGCTATATAAATTGTTTATCTCATTATCCACCTTATCTTTGGTTACCTCTTTAACTGTTGATGGATTTATAAAATTATTTAATGCTCTTATCGGTAAATTTTCTTCTTGCTTTTGTTTATTTCCCCATATATCTGTTTTTACTGGTAACGTCTTCCTTAACCCTGGAATTTTTGACGTTATTTGTAATTTGGTTTGATCAATTGCTTTAGATATCAGTCCTGTTTTAGTTGACGTTGTACCTCTTTCATATTCATCAGAAGTTTTTGCAATTTGTCCAATTAAAGTTGGTACGAACTGATTTACATATGATTTTACAGCATTTGTTCCCATTGCTGAAAGTTTATCTTCATTGTAACTACTTAATGCACTAGTTAGGCCACTAATCATTGACATCTCGCTCATTGGTGACATAGATTTTGACATTGCATTGGACCAATTTTCTAGAGATTTTAATATTTGATTTATTTTTTTATTATCGTCACTACTAACATTATTTTTCTCTTCAGTACCTGATTTCTGAATTGAATATGCCTCAGCTCCCGTAAATAATGGTATTCCAACTGGTGCTAACCAGTCTAAAGAGTATGTCTTTCCTGCAATCTCTATTGAATATGCCTGACTACCCGTTGCTTCATCATAATTTTCTTTTTTATCATCGTCTTCACCAGAAGCTTTTAACATTCCTGCATCTGCTAATGCATAACCTAAAACTGCAATACCAGTTCCCGTCAACCCTTTTGAAAGATTATCTATATATTTATTTATATTTATATCACCTTTTCTAAGTTTTGCTGTATCATAAGTTAATGTCTTTAATAACCCCGCCGGATTGTATTCCATTCCAGCTTTTGCAACATTCATCGGTGTTTTTACAAATGGTAAAACTGCATCAGTTACCCCTTTAGTCAATTTATTTTTTCCTGAGAATTGATTTATTGCTGATGCTATTGAATTAGCTTGGTGAAACGTTGCTTCTTTTGCTTGTTCTATTGCATAATTACGAGCTTTGCTTAATTGCTTGTCAGTTATATTATCTACATCTATTTTATTAGATGTAATATAATCTGCTAAAGCTTTTTTGTATGACGACTTTAACCCTAAACCATCTTCAGCTTCTAATAAGTTATCATTTAAATTAAACAACTTTCCTAATGTTTTTTCAAATATATCATGTTTAAATGTTTTTCTTGAGTTCTGCAGCCTTGATTGAGGATTATATTTGTTTTCGTTAAGTTCTAACCTTGATTGAACATCTATATTTTTAAAATCTTCTTTTACAAACTCCTTTGTTTTTTTATTTGCAAATGCAATAGTTTTTGTTCTTTCCATTTCAGGGTTAAACTTATTAACTATACCTTCTATTCCACCAGCTAACTTATCTTTTATTCTTTGAGTTTTCCCCATTGCAACATTTCCAACCATATTTCTTATATGTGTTCTTGGGTTTGCCAACATAGAAAAATATCTCCAACTATCTATCTTTTCAATAGTCGATTTTGGTACTTGTTCTCCTAATTCTTCATAAACACTATCTATATTTTTATACATTGTTTCTTTATCTTTTGAACTAGTTATTTTCTCAATCATTTCTGGAGTTAAATCAAATAAATCAACTTTACCAGTTATGTCTTTTCCCTGTTTATTGATTACTTTAATATTTCCATCGCTATCTTTTGTTATAGTTCCACCTTTTTTCTTTGCTAACTCATTATTCATTTTATCTACTGAACGTTGTATCCATGTTGCTTGTCCTTCAGGTGTTTGGTGATTTAACATTGATAAAGCTTGTACTGTTTTACCAGCATTTGTTCCAGCCATAGCTGTTGCCTGTATTGCTTCTTGTAAATTTGTTTTATCTCCAACTTTAGAATAATATTGTATTAGTCTTTCTCCTACTGCTATATCTACAGCTTCTATTTTACCTCCAGTTGTAGCTCTATTCATTAATGATTTTAGTTCTGCTTCAGGGCTAGAATTGTTTATTCTAGTATCTGCTTGAGCTAATTGTGATTTATTTGTTTCAGGTACATAAGTATCTGTTCCCATTAGTTCTTTTGCTATAGATTTAGCTTCTTTTGTTGTATTACTACTTTCTATTATGCTTTTGTAATGTTTTCTTATTTTTCCTTCTGGTCTTTCTATTTCATTCCAATTTATAGTTTCTCCTTGAGTATTAATATTTTCTTTTGTTGGAAGATTCAATTCCGTTTTTGTATTTTCTTTAGTTGGTAAATTAGAAGGATTATCTTTTATCTCTTTTCCATATAATTTTTTATGAAAATTATCTAAGCTAAAATCTATTGTCATATTAGTTTCTTGAGACAATACATTATTATAATCAACCTTTTTACCAGTTTTTAATTCAGAGAACCTATCGCAAAGAATATCTTTGGCAATCAAATAATCACTAGGCATTTTTCCTGTTTCACTTTTCCAAAACTCTTGTTTTTGTTTTTCAAAGTTAGGATCTTCAATTATTTTTTGAATTGATGGTTTTATTACATCTTTGCTCAAATCGTTATTATGTAAAATATCACTTTCTAGAGTTTCATGATATACCATTTTTTCTGTTCCAAAATTCTTAGCTTGATTTCTATCAATATAAATCTTATTTTTATCTGAATAAGAAGCTCCTCCATAATATAAATCATTTTCATTTCCATCAAAAAAAGACAACACTTTATTGTATTGTCCTTGTACATCATTACTTATTTTTTGTTCTGCACTGGTAAGTTCGTTGTATTTAATTGGTTTAATTGACTTTTCCCATTTTTCGTATTCTGTTCTTGTGTATTGCTTTGGTTGCTGTGCCTCCTCGTATACCCTGGACAACTCTCTATTGCTTTCCAGCATTCCTCCCAATCGAATTGACTCATTACTACCACTCTCACTTTCTTTGGCATTATTATACAATATTTCTTGATTATTTGCAATATTATTTATTTTATCTGTACTAAATACTGCTATTTGCCCATAAGTGTTATCTATTACACCATCATATCCTAGTTTTTGTATAGCATTTGCTTTTTCTTCTGAATTTAATTTGTCATATAACATAAAATTTTTTTCTTCCTGAGAAGTATATGGGTCTTTTAGTAGTTTTAATTCTGTTTTATCTAACTTACTTATATCTGTTTCTTTTGCCAATTGACTCCACAATTGTTTATAATCTTCTTCAGTGTTTATAATATATGGGTTATTTAATTCTATATCTTGTTGTTTTACATTCTTACCATATTTTGATGCCGTATTTTCATTATCGGAAAAATATACTGCTTTTCCAAAATCCCCTTGGTCATGTTTGCCAAAATATTTTAAATCAAAATTATCAAAATTTTCATCTGTTCCATGATAGCCTTTAATTTTTGTACTATTTTCTACAATATTAGAATCTGGAGCATTTTTATTTTGAGTTGATATAATTTGTTGCCCCTGAGTTTTAGATTGATTCTGGATTGCATTTTGTTGCATATTTTGATTATTACTTATTACATTTTGTGTTTGATTTGATATGTTGGTATTAATATTGTCTACCACTGTTTCTGTATGATAATTTTTGTATTTATTTGTTTGTTGAATTACACTATCTTGAATCATTTTTTCAACATCTAATTCTTTAGATGCATCTTTTATTGCCAATTTTATTTCTGTATTTGACGGTGTTTTTCCATTATTTATCTTTTCTACAACAGCTGCACATGATTGTATTCCCATATTACCACCACCAACTATAGCGCCAACTAATCCTCCATTAATTCCCGATTGCAACATTCTTTGACCCATATTATTCCAATCAGATTTTTCTTTTCCTCCTATTGCTCCAGCAACAGTTTCTTGTATTGGTTCCATTATTGCTTCTTGTATAGCATTATCAGCAATTCCTATTCCATAATCTTTCAAAACTTGTTTAATTGACGTTTTAGCAAGTTGCTCTGTACCTTTTTTTGCCGCTTCTTTTCCTGTTCCTTTTATAATACTATTAATTGCTGTACCTGCTTTTTTAAAGTTACCAACTGTTACTTCTTCAGTTATACCTTCCATAATTCCCATCATAGTCCCATAGGAAAACGCTTGTTCATCTGTCATACCTCTTTCTTTAGCATCATCTATATAACTTCCCCCTGATGATGCTGTAAAATAAGTTGCTCCTAAAACTGGATTCACACTACTTGCAACCATTCCAGGTATCATATTTCCTATTGACGGTGCAAGTTCTGCTAATTTTTTAGAAACTGAATTTCCTTGATTTTCTATATTTTTTTGTATTTTTTCTTGGTCTTTATTAATTGATGATTGCAATTTTTTATCCATATTAAATCCAAGCTTGTCTTTTACTTCTTCATTAATATTTTTTAATTTTTTCAACTGTTCCTCTGTTAAATAATTAGGCAAATCAGTTAATTTTATTTCATTTCCGTCTTTATAATATCTTGCTCCTCCGTTTATATTCTCTCCAAATTTAGTTAAATATTTAAGAGATTGTTTCGTTCCTGATGTAGCTCCTAGCCATGTATTTTCTACAGTTCTTCCTGTATCATTCCCAAAATTTCCTATGTTGTTTTTTACTATTCCAACGCTTCGTTCTGCATTTTCTTGTATTTGATTCCATATATTATTTCTCTCATTAAAATTATTCGAAGTTATTGAATTACTCATATTTTCTTTAGAATTTATAATTTTAGAATAATTATCATTAAAATTTGCCTTTGCATTAGATATGAAATCTTCTACATTCTGTTGTACTTTTATTGCATCTTGTTCTTTTTCTTTATCGTTTCTTCCAGCTATATCTTCTATAATCTCCCAAATTTTTTTAAGCATATACTATCACCATCTTCCCATTAAACTATTAAGTATTTTCATGCTACCTATACCAATCTCACTACCTACATCAGCTGCATTTTTTAATATTCGTTGTAGCCTTGGATCAGTTTCTTCTGTTATATTACTATCAGATACCTTTAGTCCACCTGTGCTCTTGGTTGACTTTTTACTACTTTTAGAACTACTAGCCGAACTAGATTTTTTTTTTGACAATTCATATTGCTTTTGCCATTGATTATCAGAAACAGCAGCTCTCTCTTTTTGATAATCAAAATTCTTTTGCCATTGACTATCAGAAATAGCATCTCTTTGTTTTTGATAGTCAAAAGATTTTTGTTTCCATTGATTTTCGATTTCATTTTGCCTTGCCTGTTGGTCAAAGGTTTTTTGCCATTGATTATCAGAAACTCTATCTCTTTCTTGTTGATATAAATATTGTTCTCTATTTTGTCTTAACTCATAATTTTGTGTTAATAATTGAGCTTTTTGTTTGTATAAATCTAATGCTGCTTGTGCTTGTTGTACACTTCCATTTTGCCTTGCTTGTTGAACTTTAAAATCATAATCACTTTTTAAATCTCTGGCATTGTTTAAAGTTTCTGTTACATTTTTCTGATAAGTGTTATATAACGCTGTTTGGGTTGTTTCTGCATAACCACTATGAGCCAAACCTTGTTGTGCTAATTGTTCTGCATTGGCTCCATATTGGTTTGCTTGTTTTTGCCAATTTGAATACAGTCCTTTTGTTGTTTTTATCGTATCTTGTTCAATTTTATCTTTTTCTCGATTTAATTCATCAACTTGCATTTGAGTTTGTTGATTTATTAACTCATTCTGTTTTCTTTCTTGTTCATTTATTAAATTATTCTGTTGATTAGTTAATCTATCAATATCTTCATATCCAGTAGCCATATATACTCCTTTCTAACTTGTTCTTTTCCACATATAACATGTAATATATGGTTGCAAGTTATTGTGTGCTCCTCCACCTCCTGTTTGGGTTGTCAAATTATAATAATGTCCTTTCCCATAAAAATAATTTCCATAACCGTCTCCTAAGCTTGAATAATTTTCATCTTTTATCCATGTTCTATGTGAATGTGGTGGTACTTCTTCTATTGTTAACTTGTGTGTTTTTTCTCCACCAGTCTTTTCAACTGTTTTAAAATCATTATCTGATGCATTTACTCCTACAGGTACTCTTCCTGTTCCCCATGCTACCCATGTTCCTCCAAAAAAAGAACTTGGATTTGTATTTTTTACACTTAAATAAATTGAACCTACTGGATACATTAATTTCCCTACTGTCTTAATATCTGAATTAAATGCTGTATTTAATACTCTATGTTTTATCTTTCCTTCACTTAATACAAGCACCCATGTGTCATTTTCATTATTGGTATTTACATCCCATGTAAAACCATTGATTTTTCCTGTCAAGTTTTGTACAGCTAAATTTCCTGTTATAGTTCCCCCAGTTTTGTCTAACTTTTTATTAAATAATTTATCTAACTCATTTGTTAACACTTCATTTATATATTCTTTTATTTTTATTGAACTTTCATCAAATTTCTTTTTTAATTCTGCAGTTTCTAATGTAGGACTGTCTGGTAAATTTTCTATAGTATTTAAATTTTCTTCTAATTTCGTTAACGCCATATTCCCCTCCTATTTTTTTATATATCCACCAACAAAAGCTTCTATTGTTGAACTAAATATTCCAAATGGTTTGTCTTTTTCATCACTATAAAATTTAAGCGATAATTCATTTAATTTTTTTTCTTTTATTTTATATAAAACATAAGATTTATCTGTTGTAATAAAACTAAAGTTTCTAAAATCTAAACTTTCAAATGAAAATCCATTGGCCGATTTTCTTGTTGTGTATTTATATTCACTTGATTTGTCTGTTCTTCTGGCAATTTTTATAAGCCCATTAGGTATTGTTTTTATTTTAGCTAAACCACCACGTTTATTTGTGGTTTTTAATTGATTATTATAACCAAAATTGTCCATTGGAGTAGTCCAATATGAAATAATTGTTTTTCCATTATCATTAGTACCTTCTAAAATAAAAATAGAACCATTATCGGTTCCAATATATAATTTATCATTATATTCCTTTAATAATATAGGATTTATGTCTGTAAAATCCCAATAAAACCATTCATACCCAAAACTATCTAAATTAGCATACTTTTGTCTACTATCAGCTAAATATATCTTACCATTAACAAGAATCAATAAATAGCCTTGATATTCTGTCATCATAGCATCTTTATAATTATTCTCATTTGTCATTTTTACATCTACCATAAAACTTCTGTGTGCTATAGCCTGTTTGCTATCTATTTTCTCTGTTGATATTCCTTCTAATCCATATCTGCTCAAATAAACAATATCATCTTGAAAATTAGTACTATCCACATAACATCCAACACTAACATTTCCTTGCTTAGTTGGATATATCTTTCCGTGTTCTAAATCCAATGTCGGTTCATGATAAAAAACATTTGCATTATTTTGATCTAAATTCTTAAAAATCCATAACACATTATTTCCAACAGTCATTCCTGTTATTGAAGAATCGCTTGAACCATCTTCATAGTAACTCAAGTCACTTATATAAGCTGGATTGTTTAACTCAGAATGAAATACCGCATTTGGAAAATCTGGATTACCCGTAAAAAACATTCTATTATCAAATAACAATGCCTTAGTGCATTTATTTATTCTATCTTCATAGCCACTTATGGTTTTAGAAAATGTAATAAAAACATTATCTTCGCCACTTAAATTTGGTTTAGATGGTGCTGTATTAAAAGTCACTTTCCCATTTACCCTGTCTACCGTAAAATTTGAATTTTCTGTCTGCTTTTTGTTATCTACAGTTACAGTTACCGTTGTACTATCTATATTTTGTGCATCTAAATAAAATATCTTTGATGTACCATCTCCAACAAAACTATTTATTCTTTTAGGTTGTAACAAATTAACATCTTGTAAGGTTTCTCCACCTCCCATATTCCCCGCTGTTCTACTAATTGTAGTACGTGGTACAAATGCTTCATCTTTTACTTTCTTTAATATTGTACCATCATACACAAGATAATTTTTTCCGTCATTTATATATAATTTTGAATCAAGCTTGTTATACTTGCTTCTTTTATTATTCATATCCGCATATAATTGTTTCAATGTTTCTGAGGTCGGTTCACTTGGGAAATTACTCCATTCATATAATACAGTACCTGAATGTATTAAAGCTTTCGTTAAACTAAATATATAAATACCATTAATTCTATTACCTATTTGTGCTATTTTTCTATAACCTGGCCTAGTTTCTATGCAAGTACCTTGAGCATCTCGATAATTCTTCCATACATTCAAAGCATCAGGACTTCTTGTTATAGAAACCAATGTTGGTTCATTTAAAAAATCTACTCCTGAAAAATCAGCATAAGTTCTTTTTATTCCTGTGGCCATCTGTTTTCCTCCTAAATATCATATTCTGGTTCATTTAATACAACTGTAGGTATATTTTTTCTAGTATCTAACAATTGTAGTTTTCTTTGATATTCTGTTGCAAAGGCTGTATAATCAGCACTTGGATCAGTTTTTAATATATCATCAGCCACTTTATATGGTAATAATGCTTGTGCATCATTATCTAATTCTAAATAAAAATCATCCATTGTTTCTTCATTTATGTCCTGTGGATATTTATAATATTCTAATATCGTTGAACCAGGAATATTGTCATTTAAATATATTTTTTTATTTATTGTATAGTATTCTGCAGTTATTGGCTTATTGTTTTTATCTAATGCATACACATTTTTTATTTGGTATAAATCAGCAGGAAGACTATATGAAGTATATTTGTCTTTTTTGTTTTCATCTGGTATTTCATTATATAATTTTGTGGCTATTATCTTTTTAGTCATTGCTAATTCTTGATATGCCAATTGATATAAAAATGGTAATCTTAATGCTATATCGTCATCTTCTGTTTTTTTTACTAAATCAGGTGCATATTCTTCTATTAATGCCAAAGTTAATTTTTTATTTTCACCATATGTCATTCATTTTCCCTCCAAGTTTGACAGATTCGAACTGTCTATTGTCCTTTTCAACTTGATAAAAAGAGGGGAAATCCCCTCCTTAATTATGGTAATTCTACTGCTTGTATTGTAATATCAGCACTTTCTCCTTTTATTATTACTTCTCCCTTATTTTCTCCTGATACATTTACAAATTTACCAGATTCAATAACTATTCCATATGTTTTTCCTGCTGGTATGGATATTTCTAAATCTTCTACTCCTTGCAAAGAATTGCCTTTTATTATAGTTGCTTTTTTAGCAGCACTTGCATTTCCGTTTGTAATCATAAGTAATATTCTACCATCTGATTGATTTGTGTAATCAACGCTTGCCCCTTCAGTAGTATCTACAGCTACAGCGCTTATCACCTCTTTAGCTTCATTTCTTATTAATTCTGTATTAGTTATTTTAGCTATTGCCATATTCTATCACTCCAATCTTATTTTTAATATTTTATTTTTGGTGGCATCTTAATACTGCACACTCTTTTGGTCTTACCATTTTTCCACCATATGTATTTAATCCTTTTACTGCTTCGGCAAAACCTTTTTCTGGTTCATATGGTTTTAATTTGTCAATACCATTGCAATAAGCAAATGCTTTTGATGTTTTAACTATTATATAGTCATCTGTTCCATCATTATATGCATTATTTGTCATTTTTACTTTGGCATTATTGTATAAACCTAAAACTCCTTGTGCTATTAATTCATCGTTATTTGTTTTTAATTCTATTAATTTATTTTGGAACAAACTATAAAACCAAGGTGTTAAGTACATAGTAACCTTGTCTTTTGTACTTACTCCTTGGTTCCATAATTTAACAAATAATTTATCAATAGCTGCTTTAGCTTCTTCAGCTGTTGAAATTTCTGTTGATTCTGTTTTATAACCTGCATTTTTTGCCATTTGTGTTGCACAGAATATATCTTCTTGCTCTGCCATTCCTCTTGTAGTTTCTTCTTGTAATGCTTCCATTACTCCATCCATTGATTGAGCTTTATCTATATCATCAATTCCATAATTAAAATAATCAAATTGATCAATATCTAAATATGTTGAAGCATCTGGTATTTTTTCAGCTGGGTCTATATCTTTATTAGGAATATATTTTTTAATAGTTGGTCTTCCAACATTTAATATTTTTACTCTTTTCCCTTGTCCCGCATCTCCTTCAAATTTAAAATCACAATCTTGTTTAAATACTGTAAATTTTGGTAATTCATGTTGTATGTATTTTGACCATACAACTGGTTTAAAATTTGCATAACTCATTTTATATCTCTCCTTTACTTTTTTATTTGCCCCATTTTTTCATTGAAGCCATAACATTTTTAAATATTGTAGGGTTGTCCAAATCTTTAGAAGTTAGTTTATCAACTTCTTCAGATGTGTAATATTTTTTTACTTTTGATTCTCCTACCGTTGATTTAACACTACCTGTACTAGCAGGTTTTTCTACTCCTTTATGGTTTAATTTTGCATATAAATCATAAATATCAGTAATAGAAGTATCTGAATTAAATTTCTTAGAAAACTCTTTAAATTCTTTGTCTTCTAATATTTTTTCATCAACTCCCTTGTCTTTTAGTTCTTTTAATTTCAACTCACTAGATAAATAACTACCTAATTTCATAAATTCCGCTTCTTCTCTTTTACTTATTTTTTTACTTTGTTTTAAAGAAGCTAATTCATTTGCTCTACTTTGAATTTCATCAAATTCAGCAGAACCAATTAAATCTTGAGCATCTAATTCCCCTAATCTTTCAGAATCTCTATTATTAAATTTTGATTCATATTTAGGAATATCTACTCCTTGTTCTTTATAGAAACTATTGACTTTTTCAAGAATATCTTCATCATCACTAGCACCTAATCCAGCACGAATAGTATTTTCGAGTTGCTTATATCTTTCAATTTCTTTATCTTTTTCTGCTAATTGCCTTTTTGCTTTTCTTTCAACCCTTCCTACTCTTGATTTGACTGCATTGTCAATATCTTCTTGTGTTAACTGCCTTTCTTCTTGAGTTTCTTGTTCTTCTTGAGTTGTTTCAGTTTCAACAACCTCATTATCAATATTTTCTACATCCATATTTTCATCATTTGGCATATGTAACCTCCCATTTAAAGTCCGTCGACTATTAATTTCCTAAAAGCTTTTTTCCCGTCTTCATCAGTTTTGGACAATAAAAAAAGAGCTTATTGCGCTCTAATTAACTTGATTATTTAATTGCTGATTATTAAGCATGTCTGCTTCTTCAGGAGTTATTCCTGCTTGCTGTTGATTTTGTATTTCTTGCTGCGTCATTACTTGTTCTATTGCTCCATTTAATGCATTACCTTGTTTCTCTATATCTGTAATTACCTTATTTTTCTCTTCTCTTGTTTTTAATATTTCTTTTAATTTTGATTTTGGCATTGTAGAATCTTCTGGCAAAGCATTAACATATTCTTCAAATGTTATTTGTCCTGCACTTAATAAATTCTCAAGAGAAACTTCCATAGCATATTTGTCAAATGCAGACTTTGGAGTAATATCAATTTTTAAATCTAGTTCTAATTTATTTAATTCCTCATAATCTAAAATATATTGTGTATCATATGTAGTATCATTAGCATAATCTTTTTCTTCTTTAGTCAATTTAATTCCGTTTACACTATAAGCTTTTAACATTTCAAACCATATTCTTGCAATATCTTCTATAAATGTTTTATATGCTTCTACCTGAGAATTAATTGGCTGTTGACTTGCTTGCTGAACTGCTAATATAGCTTTCCCACTTGTTTGTGTTGGATCTATATTTCCAGTTACATTATCTCCTGCTCCAGCTAAATTTTGTGTATCATCAATTAACTCTTTTTGTAAATTATATGCATCTGTACTCATCTGAGCGGGTTTTAAGTAATTAACAACCTTATTTACATCATCAGCATTCAATTCATTTAATTCTATTGTTGTTCCCACACTATTTAAAGCTTTTGTATTTTTTATATATTTGGTATTTGCTACCAATTTCGGAAATGCACCCAATTTCACTGCCAAAGCCCTTCTTGTAGCAGTCTTATTTATTTCTATTTGATTTGGTATTAAATATTCAACTTCTCCCTGTCCTCTGCTGCTTCCTTTTACTCTTATCCAATTATAATGTGCTACAGGATAAAGCTTTATTTTTAGATTACTATCATTCATTACATTTGCTAATCTAGTACATTTTTTAGCCCATATTGTTCCATCTTTTTTATATAATTTTAATAATACTAAACACATTGGACTTATTTCATCTACTCTTTTATCTTTTCCTGCTTGCTCGTGGTATTCCTCATCAGGTATAATCTTTTCAAGTTCTTCGTCGCTCATTCCATTTTTCTTTGCTTCCTCTTTTACTTCGTCGACTGTTCTTCTAAAGGAAATAATTATATATGGTTGTGTTTGAATATTATCATCATTTTCATTGCCATAATATATATTCGTCTTGTCCACTTGTTCTGGTACTATATTATCATTATCTTCATAAAAATAAACAATTCCTTCTGAGTCAATACATGCATCATCAACACAATTTCTAACAATTTTGTCAACTTGATTCTTTTCCCAAGTTCTATTTGCAAATCTGTTTAAACTATCGCATAAATCCTGTAATTTTTTTCTTTCCGTATCATTCTCATAGGTATCAGAATTAAAATAAATTTGATATGAATTTGTTTTTACTACTCCCACTTTATATTTAACAATGGATTGTATTATATTTAATGTAATAGGCTGTATTCCACCTAATTTTGCATTTTCCCATTGATTTCCCAAATAGAACTTGAAGTTCTTGTCAGTTTTATTGTACAAATCCTGTCTATAATTATAGTCAACTCCTTTTTGATATTCATTCCATACATCTGTTACTATATTTTCTCTTTTCATAAATTAAATCTCCTCCTGACTTGTTGGAGTTCCATCATAATTATCTAGATTCCTTAATGCTTTGCTTAATTTTTCTCCTTCTTTTTTCTTTTCATTTTCTTCTTTTACTGTTTTTATTGAATGTTTTATTTTTTCAGGCACCGAAGGTATTTCCTCTGTTTTTCCTATCTTAAAACCAAAATAAAAGCCTGTTATTAAACAGACTATTGGTAATATTGTATATATTAAATTAATCATTTTTCTTACTCCTCTTTTTTGTTTTCTTTTTAATAGTAATTTTCTTTTCTTCTTCTCTTTGCCTTATTTTTTCTCTTAATACATTTTTTTCATAGTTTCCCTCCTAAAATACTTCTATTTTACTTCCATAATCGCTTTTAATATTATCTTCATCTATTCCAAATTCTTTATCTATAAAAGCTTTTATTTCTTCGTTCTGTGATATTATTTTTTTCATTGTCTGTTGTGGTCTTACATAATAAGCTATAGCCAAAGCCATAACTAAGTCATCATGATAGCCATCTTCCGCTTCCGCTCTGCCATTCCTGTTTACTATAAATGTTAGCATTTCTCTTAATGTATCTTTATCATTAATTTTTTCAACTTCGTCTTTTACAATCTCTTGTAAATTTGCTAATATTAATGGCCTTGTTATTGATGTTGTCTTAAATCCAAATGCCTTTTCGTGTTTACTTATGTATGTATCTTCTTTTTTTCTAACATACATATTAGGATAATTTAACTCTATTAATTTTTGTATTGGGTATGTACTGAAGTTACATTCGGGTCCAAGCAATGCTTTATTATAAAACATACCTAGACAATATATTTGTTTAACATATTCTATTTCATCATATTGCTGTTTTAATACCGCAACTTGCTCCCCTGTAATATTGTTAATTACATGTGCTGTAAAATAATCTGATCCTTCTCCAGCTGTATCTCCACCAATTACGTATGGAACATTGTTTTCAGGGTATTTATATATCTTTATGCTTCCTTTTTCTTCTTCTTTGAATTTTCTACCTCTTATTCTTATTCCATCATAGAAACAAGAAAAAGAGCCCTGTATAATTGGGTTCTTGCCTCTTAATTCATTTATTCTATTTATTATATTCTGTTTATTAAAATAACATTTACCAGTTGATAAAAACGCTTCTTCAGGACTTATTGGGTATTCTTGTTTAAACTTATCTACATCTCCTCCACAGTTGTTTTTTATACACCATCTTCTCCATTCCAATTGTTCTAAAGAAACATTGTATAACCTTTGTAGTTCTATTTCTTCTTGTGTTAATTGAAATCCAGTATATTGCATTTTATATTCTTCTAATTCATTCCAGCCAACAAATAGTGGATAAAAATCGTTTTCTCCTGCTACTGCTTTGTCCCATAATTCTTTAAAATAATCAAATCCATTCGCTGTACTTTCTATTATCACGATACTCTCAGGAATATTAGGAACTGCTTGTAATAATCCTAATAGTGTGTCTTGTTTATTTCCTTCCCAAAAAGCTAATTCTGATAAATGTAGTGCTGTAAATGTATCAGAACGTCCAATTCCTTTTCCTCCTGCTGTCATACATTTTATCTTACTATCAAGTCCTGTTCCTTCTTCATTATTAAATACTAATTCTTTAGCATTTGATTTTTTTTGTTCAGGTTTAATAGATTCTGGTAAATATTCTAACATTCTTTTACTCATATTAAACAAGTTTGTCGTGCTATCTTCTTTGTGTGCTACTATACCAGCATTATAATTATGATTTGTAACAACATTTTTAAATATAATTGACTCTGTTTCTGTACTAAATCCCATTTGTCTAGCTTTTAATATTATTATTCTTATAGGCTTTTTTTCTTCATATAGTTTTTTAACAACATTATAATATTTTAATTGAGGTTCATTTAGCTTTAATGGAATTACATTGCCTTTTTTATCCCTTATTTTTATATAAGATTCTATGTATTTTTTTGTATTAATACTCATTGCCTTCAACTCTTTTTATATATTCTTCATACGAAGTATCTACATTTATATTCTCTTGTTTATCTTTCCATCCAAAGTTATTCTTTAAATTAAAGATTATTCCTGTTGTTCCGCTATCTGTTATTAAGTGTTTTTCTAAGTAATTTTCTACTCTTAACTTTGCTTTTTTTATTGTGTCGGAAAATTCTTCTTTCTTAGCATATTCACACAACGTATCTCTACAAATATCAAGAGCTATACACAACCCAGTTATTGTATATGGTTCATTTTTATTATCACACTCTTTAAAGTATTTATCTATTTTTTCTTGTAGTTCTTTTTCCCCTGTTATTTTATTTGGTCTTCCTCTTGGCATTTGTTTTCACATCCTTTCTTGGTCTATATCTAAAACAATAGTCATAATGCTTGCACTCATCGCATCTTCTTTGCATACAATTTGCATAGTTAATTTTCTCGCTCATAATACACACACTTTGTACATATTACATCTCCATTTTGAAAAACTCTTATTTCACAATCGTTCTTTGTTTTATTTTTGCATCTTGAGCAGTGTTCTTCTTTGTATTTTTTTATTCTTTCTTGATTAGTCATATGTACACCTTCTTTTATTTTAAAATAATTTATCTATTATCCAACTAATTAACCCTATAATCGGTATTGCTAAAATTGCTAATAAACCAGCTATTGCAAACAATACTAAAAATCCAGCAAATAAAATTGCTGGGCTTAATATAATTATTAATAATATTGTAATTATTGTTGCCATTCTTTTCCTCTTTTCTTTTATTTATAAAACACTATGTAACGATATAAATGTAGCTCAGCTCTATATATGCTCCTAAGTTTTTCTTTTAAGCAGGCGGAACATAAACCGTAATTTAATACGTTAAACCAGATTTCTGATTGTTTTATATATCGTTACATACTATTTTACAAATATATTAGAACTCGCTAGGAAAGTTCAGTAAAAGTTTATATAAAAAAATAACTTGAAAGGAGGTCTGCCATATCAAATAAACATAACAAACTTTATATTATCAGTTACCTAGCATCTGGTAATAACTAATTTTAATCTATTTTTATGCATTTATTTTCAAATTTCTTATATGCATCAAAGTATAATTCTTTTTTGTCACCGTTGTATGTACATTCATAATACATACCATCTGGTAATCTTGTACTTAATAGTGCTTTATGATTCTGTAATGTTTTACAATACCAAACAACAAAAACATCATCTAAAGAAACTGATGTATTGTCAGTTTTATCTAAATGTGCTTGTGTATAACATCTTACTTCTTCTTTGCACTCGTCTAAAAATTCTTTACTTCCCATTTTCCTTCTTCCTTTCATAACATCATAATAAAAAGAGCAAATACAAAAAGGGGCTTGTACTTACTCTTTATTTTCTACTTACATTTCTCTTGATTATATATATATCATATTTCTATGGTGCGTTTCAGTGCTATTTAGTGTTAACTTTATCAAATTTATTTAAAGCTATACCATTCATATGTTTCATATGTTCATAACTATAGTCCATCTCACTCGCTGTTGTTACAAGTGTCTTACCTTGTATGTATACTTTTTCTAAAATTAACTTGTATGGTTGTTCTACTTTATCTAATTGATTTAATATTTGCTTTTGATTTTTTTGTTCTCTTACTATTCTTTCTAGCAATTCATTTATATTATCTAATAAAATCGCTATTTTTTCTGCCATGCTATCTTGAACTTCTTTACTTCCCTTTGGCATATCTGATAATACTGATGTTATATTTTCTATACTTGCTTTATATTCTTCTATGTATTCAAGCCTGTCTTTTATCCATTTTTGATTATATTTATAATTTTTTAGTTCTTCTCGTGTCATTAGTATACCTCCTCATTAAATAATTGTACTCTACCTTCTATATTCTTCTTTTAGCCTTTTCTTAATTAGTTTTAATGCTATCTCATAAGCATCATTTTCGTCTTTTAGGTTATTTTCATCTTGCCTTAATACTTTTATTGTCTCTAGTAAATTATTGTTTAAATTTATCTTTTTCTCTATTAATTCTTTGGCATTTAATAGATTCTTTATTGTTTTAGTCATTTGTATCACCTACTTTTAGTTATTATCTACATATTCTTTTATGTTAGGAATAGCCTGTTTTTTGATTATTCTTGCTATATCTTTTAATATTTGTTCTTTTTCCTCTTCTAAAATATCATTAGCAACTATATCTAATTTTTTAAATATTTCCCTATAATCTTCTGCCTTTGGATTTTCTATTCCTATTTGTGTTAAAAATTTGCATATTCTCATAGGTGTAATATACTTATCTAAAAAAGCATATGGGCTTTTGGTTTCTGAATTTTTTATATGTTTCACTTCTTGAAATTTATCTCCAACTATTTTTATTCTTTTTTCTCCATCTAATGTTTTTATTACTATTCCTTCTCTTATACAGTCTGTCCCTTCCAGTGCAGATTTTTGATTATCTACATATTTTTCTTTTAACTCTACATAACTTGTTAGATTTTCTACTGCTATTTCTGGTACTGTTTTAAATCCTATTTTATTTGATATATCTTTCATTTCTTCTATACTTGCAAATATTCTTGTAAAATCTTCATCTTCTGTTGGTTTATCCACTATCTCTTTTACCAAATCAAATGCATAGTATGGTTCTATTTTTCCTTGTTTAGCTAGTGAATTATAGTTTATTTTTCCTTGATTTAACCATTCGCCATATAATACATATCCAATTGGTAAATATTCTAGTATTTTGTTTTCTCTTTTTCTAGCATATTTAACAAATCCATTTAATCCATTTTCTCCTGTTAATTCATTAGATCTGCTATATAATCTTATCTTTCCATTATCATTATAAATTGCAGTATTACTTCCATCTATTTTTTCTTGAATTACCACTTTTGTTCCTTTTTCTATTTGATATTTTGTATTATCTGGTCTCTTTATCTTACAATACATTTTCATATTTCTTTACCTTCTTTCTTTTGCTTTATTTTCAAAATATTCTTTAACCTACTTTTTATCATGAATTGGTGTTGTTAATTGTTCTGCCATTAAATCTATTTTTTTATCTTTGTTCTCACACTCTATTACATGTAACATATCATTATGTTTTGATATCTTTCTATCTGCTTGTTTTTTTGCTTTAATTCTTTTTTTGTTCTTCATTCTCTTTTAATACTCTTTTATAATCTGATAAAATATGCTCTATTGCGTATTGATATTTGTTTCTTTCCCCATCGTTGACTAATCCAGTACTATACACATCATCAAGTAAATAATCTAACTTTTCTAACATTTTTATATCTTCTTCATTACTATTTTCCACCATTACCCTCCTTATAAAATTTTTCTGCTTGGTCATAATTAATCATAGTTAATACTGAACACATAGTTTCATAAGACATTTCATTGATTTCTTTATCTGTTTTACCTAATTTAATACCTTGTGGCATTACCATAGAATTTCTTATAACCATAAATAACGCTAATTTATATTTATTTAATATTTCTTCTCTTTCTTCTAATCTTTCACATTCATGGTCTACTTGTTGAAATTCTTCTTGTAACTTTTTATAATCACATTCATTTTCATCTGATTCTGTTAACATTGCACTATATTCTTTTTCTAATTTATCTGCTCTTGCTTTTTCTTTTAAATAATTATTTACTATATTTTTAATGCTTTGTATTTCTTTTTTATAATATTGTATATCTTCATCATTGTCATTTTTTACTTTCATTTGACTGTATATTGCATTAATACAATCTTCGTTTCCTTTTATTATTTCTTCTAATATTTTCATATCTTCTTCTATACTATTTCTCATTCTTCCTCCATTTCTAATGTGTTTAGTAACATTTGTTTTAAATCATTTAAAACTGGTCTAATATTTTTATGTAACTCATCATTATAATACTTAAATTCTTCACTTTTTATCATATTTGAAAAGCTTGTACCAATATTTAAGATTGGCTCTTTCTCATCATTTATTGTAATATAACATTCTATTTTTAATATATTAACTCTATCTTCTCTACTATTTTCTTTCATTTAAAACACCTCCTAAAGCTTGTCTTTTTTGATATTCTGCTATTCCTAACTCTAAAACTTCATTAACTATTTCTTCGTCTAAAAAGTCAAATCTTAAATTTTCTTTTGGATATTTTTTTCTAAAATAATCTTTTATAGCTTGCCTTGTGTATTCGTCATCTTTTTTTACAATTTCTTTTATTACCCTCTCTTGATACCCCAAAATTGAATTTATGTCGTTTGTTTCATCATCAAGTGCTTTTATGTTGGATATTATTTTATTTTTATTTATTATCATATCTTATTTACTCCTCTCAAAATATTTTTCAAAATCTTCTTTCTTTATTAATTCTACTATAACATAGTCTTCTTTGCTTGTTAAAATCATTTGAAGTATTATTACATCTCTATAATATATATTTTCATCTGATTCGTATTTATAATGTCTAAACATTGTTTCCATCGCTGAACCATCTAACCTTAAATGTGCAAACCAACTTTCTTTATATGTTTTATATATTCCACCACTACAAGCATTTATTTTTAAATTTGTATCTCCTGCATTATAAGTATTAAACATATCTTATTTACTCCTTTACCACTAAATTTGCTTTGATTAAATCTTGTATATATTCTTTTTTTAAAATTGCATTTGTATCATCATTATTAGCAACAATACTTCCATCTGGTCTTATCTCTATGCTGAAATATGGTTTTATATATTTTGTATATATTTCATATGGTTCATTAAGTCCAATATCTAACTTTTCAAAACCAAATTTTTCAAGTTCTTTTAAATCTACTCCGTTCTCTTATTTTTAACATATCTATTCTCCTCCTTAAAATGGTGATTGCCATGTCCACACTTTATCAATAGGAACTATTTTACTTTTGTTATTTCCATAAAATACTTTTGCTACTTGTATAGGTTCTTTTAATTCCGTATGTATAAACTGTTCTTCTCGATTATATCCTTCATAATTTACATCATTCACACAATCTACATATTCTCTTTTTATCTTTTTAGTAAATATTCCAACACAAATTCCTTCAAATTCTTTTTCTACAAATTCATAAATTTCTTGTTCACAACTACCACCTTGATTTAATGTTATTGAAACATCATCTTCTATATATTCATCGTCTATTGTTGAATTATATACATGTTTTGTTTCTTTTCTCTGTAAATATCCTTTGCATATAACATTTCTAAATAGTAAATTATTCATCTTCTCCTCCTACTTTATAGCAATTAGCCATATACCTTTCTTTTGTTAGTATTGTTTGTATTTCGTCATTCTCACAAGTATCGTCTGGTATCAAATGTGTTTCATCAACAAATATTAATTTTGGATAATCTGGAAATCCCTCAAACATAGCAATATGTTTTACTTCCCTTCCATTTACATAGTCTCCAACTTCTATTAAGTCTATTAGTTGTTTGCTGTGTTTTACTATGTTTTTTGTATCAAACCATTTTTGATTTTCTAAATGTACTGTATTTTCTATCATTCCATATAAAGCATCTACTTTATCTATAACTCCATTTTTTGTTCTCACATATTCATTTACTTCTATCATTTTCTTCCTCCCTATCTTTCGCACAAAATACTAAACACATTGTCATTACTCCTAATATTGCTCCTATAAATATTCCTAATAGCATTTTTTCCATCTCCTTTTACTATTTAATTATTCTTAATTCCAAATTAGGATAAACCTTCTCAAATATTTTATGTTTTAATTTGAATACATCTGTCTGCATTCCTTTTACATCTTCCACTATTGTTTTACCATTTTCTATGTACTTAAAATCCGCTATGTATTGTATCTTCTTGTATGTTTTGCCATTTTTCTTAAAACTATCTTGTAATAAAAATCTTGGTTGTAATTCTAAGTTACTTATTTCTCCTGCTTTTAGTAATAGCTTTAGTTCTTTGTATCTTCTACTTTCTTGAATGCTATCAAAGATGTAGTCATCTACTATTGCTTTTTTATTTCTGTATTTGTTCACTTTTCTTTAGCTCCTCTCTTAACTTTTCTTGCCAATTTTTTATTCCTGGTACAAAATATTTGCATCTTAATACTGGCTTATAATCTTCGTTTTCTTGTTTGTTACAACCTAGACAGTAATAGCATATTGTGTTCTTTTCTACTTGTTTCATAGGCTAGGCCTCTTTCTCATATTCCCATTTGTATCCATAAGCAGTTCTACAATAATAAGTTTTACCATTTTTGTCTACGATTTTTTTATGTTTGCAACAGGCTGATATATTTGATACCGTTTTAATATTAAAACTTCTTGCTATATCATTCATGCAATTCCATTTTCTTACTAGCTTTCCATCTAAATTATATTGATTAACCCTTTTTGCTCTCTTGTTTTTTTCACCTTTAATTGATGATTTGCATAGACCATGTTGTTTTGCATGTATTTTATTTTCATTATTAGTAACCCATTCTAAATTTTCAATTCTATTGTCTGCTTTATTACAATTTATGTGGTTTACTTGTGCCTTATTTTTAATATTAGGTATAAAAGTCATTGCAATCAACCTATGTACTCTAATAGTTTTTGAAGTTTTTCCATTAGTAAGTTGAGTTATTAAATATCCTTTATGATCTTTATATTGTTTAATTATTTTTTCCTTTGTATTTCTTATTCTTCCTAAATTACTAACCTGATACAATCCATTATAGTTAATCGCATCTTTCCATTCTTCAATCATTCAATCATCTCCTCAAATATGTGGAATATGCTGATAATTTATTACTTCAAATCCTGCTTGTGTTCTCTCGTATATTGCTACTGTCTTTCCAGTATATTGACATTTCTTTTTATCTATTGCTTTTACATATCCCATTTTTTCTAATTCTGTTAGTCTTGGTGCAGTATAGTTTCTTTCTGTGCTTGGTATAAATCCTAAATCAAATAATTCTACTGCTAATTCTTTTGCTGTTTTAGGCTTGTCTAATCTATTTAAGATTTGTATATATCTTATTTTTGTTTTATCTTGTATGTCATTAAAACTCATTTGCCTTGTTTCTGCTGTAATCATTTGTTTATCACTTCCTCTACTTAAATCTTTTATCTATACTCATTAAATCTATAAATAATTTATCTTGTTCTTCACCTGTTAATAAAGAATACTCTTTACTATTTTTACAATCTGATATTATTGAAATTTTTTTTCTTGCATTTTCTGCTTTGATTTGCTCGCTATATTTATTAAATATTATTATCATTATTGTTTGTGTCCCTAGTATGTCCCAAGTCTGCCCCGAACTATGTCCACAAGTATGTCCTTTTTTTCTAACATAGGTTGATATTTGCTGTAATTTACAATACTTACAAGAGTTTTTCTTGTGTCCCTAACTTGTACTATCATAGTGTCCTGCTCTAGTTGGTTTAAATAATCACTTACTTTATGTCTTGACCATCTCCACCTTTCTGCTAATTGTTTTATTGATGTTAAAGTTTGTCCTCTTTCTATTTCAATAAAACCATTTTCAAAAGGTATTTTTTTGCTCTTGTGATTAACTGATAATAATAAATCAATCCAAGCACTTCGTTTATCGAAAGGCTCTTTATCTTTCCAAATCCAACTATTTTTAATTTGTCTATAAATTCTTATCCAGCCTTCCATATCTTCTCCTTTCGTATAATAAAGGGCTAGTTTACTGTCTAGCCCCTGTTGTCTTATAAATAACTTTTTCCTATTAATTTTATAAATTCTTCTCTTGTATGAGTTTTTTCATATTCTTTTTGATATACTCTTTTTAATTCTAAATCCATTTCTTTATTAAAATGTACTGATGTTTCTGTTGTGTTGTGATGTGCATGACATAGTCCAACACAAAAACCATTTTCTATTGATATTTGTCTATTTGCTGTTCCAAAATATACTTCATGTATACATTGTCTTGGTCTACCACAAAAGAAACATCTATCTAAATTATTTAATATGCTATATCTCATACCTAATCGCCTCTATTTTCTTTTTTAAGGCATTTTGTTTACTGTCTATGCTCTCATATGCCTTTTTAAATCTAAATAGTCTAGCCCCTAATTCTGCTAATTTTTTGCTATCTTCTTTTACATATTCTTTTGCCATTGCCTCAAAATAACTCATTGCTGGTGCTTTTTCTTTATTAGTTTCTTGCCATTGTTTTCTTTGCATATATATTTGTTTGTTTTCTGATATAGAAATTTCTGTTTTTAATGTGTCATATTCTTGTTGTATTCTTGCTACCATCTCTCCTATTAAGTAATTCATATTTGCATATATTTCTATATTTTTTGATATTTCAAATCCAGTATCAGGATTATCTTTTAATTCATTTTGTAATTTCGTATATGTATCTGCTATTTGTTTGCTATCTGCATTTTGAATTGTAAAAGGGTTGAACATATATAATTTTTCAAATTCCATTTTTTTTACCTTTCTACATGTTGATGCATTAAAACATATTCTGAATTTTCTCCCATGTTATTCAATAAAAATTCACTTGCTTGTTGTTTACTTAAATGACTTTCTTTTGCTCTAAATTCATATACATATTTGCAGTCTTGTTGTTTTTCTTTTATTCTTTCTTCTATATCATCTTCATCATAATTACCTTCAACAAGATATAAGTCATAATTTTTAGCACTTATTCCCTCAACTGTTTTTGTATCTGTCATATAGATTACTTTATAATCATCAAATAGCGCCCTATAGCCACATTGTGGTACATCATGATATAATTTAATTGGTACTATTTTAAATAGCCTATAATCGTATTTCGTGCCAATTTGAAGTACATCTATATTTTTTCTTTCAACTCCACATTCTAAAAGTGGTTTTAATAACCATTCACAACAAGCAAATCTTAATGTTGGTCTTTCCTGTGCCAATTTCTTAATTGTTTCCTTTTTAAAGTGGTCTGAATGTATATGCGTGAGAAGTACTATTTTTAACTGTTTATAATACTTCTCTAATTTTTTAAAAGTAACTCCACAATCTATTAAAATTATGTCTTTTATTATTGTTGCATTTCCTGTGCTACAACTTGATATAATTTTATAGTTCATTCATTGATACCTCTTTTGTATTTTCTGTTTGTTCTTCTATTTCAGCTTGTACCTCAATAGGTTCTTGTTGTGGAATTTCTTGTTGCATTTCTTCTGCTTCATACATTCCTGCCAAATCTTCAACAAATGTTTCTCTTAATGCTCTTACTTTTGCAACTTTCTCAACCATTGTTGCTCCTTTGCTTCCCCAGTTTGAATTTAATTGTCCTTGTCCTGTTTTTTGTGCTACTTCATTAAAACTTACACTTGAATATGTAGGATGTGTCCAGTCTTTTCTAAATACCCTAGCCCAACCACCTACAAGTTGTTCATTTCCTAATCTAAATGTTCCTTGTCTTTCTTCTACACTTCCATCTTCTTTTTGGACTATGATTCCACTTTCCATTCCGTCATAATTTGGATTGAGTACTGCTCTTTTTAATATTGCGTCTTTTCCTACAACTAATTGCGCTGGTACTCCTGCTTTATATTTAATTAAATATGCTTCCCTTAAGAATGGATTTAATTTTCTAACTTTACAAAGTTCTGTAAATAACTTAAATTCTTGATTTGTTATTTTTGCGTCTGTTCCTACTATATACTCTTGTACTATGCTTGGTGTCAATTTTATTTCATTTCCGTCAATATCAAATTTGACCATTAATTCATTATTTTTTTGTACTTCATTACTCATAATCGTAACCTCCACTTTCTAAAAATTGTTTTAATTCTTTTAATTTTGTTCTTGTTCCTTTTACCTTAAATTTTAATATTAAAATTTCTTCTGTTTTTTCTTCTATTACTGGTGCATTTAATATTATTTGTTCACTATATTTGTCAGACTCTTTTGCAGTATCAACAACAAATTTTTGAAGTTCCTTTTCTTGTTCCATTTTTTTCTTTTCTTCTTCAATAGCTTTAAATCTACTTGTTACACTTGTTATTGCTTGTGATACATTTAATGTTTGTTTGTATCCAACTAGTATTTCTGCTTTATGTTCTTGTGTTTCTATTAATTTTAAATCGTCTACTATTTTGTCTATAAATTGTTTTGCTTGTTCTTTTAAGCTTTTCATACTTGCTGATAATGTTACATTTATTCTTGCTTGTCCATATGTAATAAAATCAATATTATTTGCTATTTTATATTCTTCAAAGTAATCTTTTATTTCTTGCTCTTTTTTAGCTTTAAATTCATTTTCAGTTAAATCTATTTTTGTCTTTAAATCACTATCAGCACTTTTATATTTATCTGATATATATTGCTTATAAACATCTTCAAATTTCATATAAGGTGCTAATATTTGTTCTTTTACTAGTTTTCTTTGTTGTTCTACTTCTTTAAATTCTTTATTTAAGTCTGCTCTTACTTGTTTTATTGTTTTTATATTTTCGTCAGTACATATTAAACTTTTTGCATATTCAACTTTCTTATCTACATCTATTGATAACTCTTTCAAATGTTCCTCAATCTGAGGTAATTGTTTTACTATTATTAAATCTTGCATTATTTTTTACTCAACCTTTCATCTATTTCATCTTCGTATTGTTCATCATCTTTTTCTAGTAAATACTCTAAATAACTGTCATAATCATTATTTGTTTCTATATAGTCATCTTCGACCATTCTATTTTCTAACATTTTCATTTCTCCTTTTTGACATATCTCATTATTGATGTTATAATAAAAGAGATATGAATTTATATATATAATTCTTGTTGAACTAGTTAGAACTTGGTAGGTTGACTAGTTCTTTTTTATTTAATATAGTTCTTATTTTATTTTTTAGATTTTCTGTATTGTTATAATCTTGTTCTTGTAAGAGTTTTTCTATTGCTAATAACTTTCTATGATGTTTATAATTTTCTAAATGCTCATCTTCTATTTCTGCTCTCAAACTTTTTTGACTTATTTCTAGTCTTTCTACTTTTCTTTCTGCTTCTTTTAAAGCTTTTCTACTTTCATCAACTAAACTTTGTAATTCTTTTATCTTCTTAAACATTTCTTACACTCCTTTCCTTTTAATTTTAATTTTGCCAAAGTAATTATGTGCCAGTAATAACACTTATCTAACTTGTCCATCTTTGGTACTCCTTTCTTGTAAAATTTTGTAAATTAATGTATAATACCCTCGAAAGAGAGGTTATTATTATGTTTGTTTGGTTCATTTCTTTAAATGCTACTGATAAAATCGCATTATTTGCTCTTGTAGTTGCTTTATATGGAGCTATTTTATCTACTATTCTTTATAATAAAGAAAAATTTAATTTAAAATTTATAAATCTTGGTATTAATTTTGTAAC